ACCAACCAAGTAATCCTACCCAACAACAGCGCCTATACATTCCAAGGCACTTGCGTTGCTAACGTAACTGGTGGTGGTAATACATCTGGATGGAAGTTTGAGGGTGTAATTAAGCGTGGTGCTAATGCTGCATCAACAACTCTGGTTGCGGCTGTAACTCCAACTGTTATTGCCCAAGATGCAGGTGCTGTTACTTGGGTCTTAGCGGTCACTGCTGACACAACCAATGGCGGCATAGCAGTAACTGTTACAGGTCAGGCGGCTACCACAATCCGATGGGTATGCAAAATCGAAACAACTGAGGTAACTTTCTAATGGCTCTGAAAATCTCTATCCCAACAAGCAATGTAGGCGTTCCATTCACAGACGCTTACGCCCGTATCACCAACATCTTTGGCAACAAAGATCAGGTGCAATACCAAGTGTCTGTGTCTGCCAATGCTGACGCTAGGCAAGCAAATGCACAGGAAGTAGCACAACACGCCTTTTATTGCCCAACTCCACAGGGAAACCTGATGGATGGTCTATATGCTGATTTAAAACAGCAAGTAGGTTTTGAGGATGCTGAAGACGTATGACACCTGAACTGCAAAAGTACTATGAAGCTCGGTTTGAGATGATGTCAACCGAGGGATGGAAAGATTTAATCGAAGATATTGACAAAATAATAGCAACTTTGAATAATATCTCTGTAATAGATAGTGAGAAAGACCTACAATTCAAAAAAGGTGAACTTTCTATTCTTTCTTGGCTGAAAAATCTTAAAGAGATCAGCGAAAGAGCATATGAAGAAATTTTATGATTACGTCTGTGAAAACGGACACAAGACAGAAAGATTCGTTGATTATGAGGCAACGGGTCTAATGTGTGAGTGTGGTGCAAATGCAACACGTTTACTATCTGCGCCAGCATTTCGACTTGAAGGATGGTCTGGTTCTTTTCCATCGGCATATGCCAAATTTGGGAAGAGCCATGTTGACAAGTTGAAGTCTGAGCAGAAACTCAACTCATAAGCAATTATGCCGAGTTGAATCTCCTACAACCGAGAACGGCAGGAAAAAGGAAAAAGTATGCTGATTGATGAAGAGCCAAATGAACTAGAAGCGGTAGAGCAACAAGCCAAGCCCGAACTCCCTGAGAAATACAGGGATAAAAGTCTGGACGAGGTAGTGCGAATGCACCAAGAGGCTGAGAAGCTCATTGGTAAACAAGCACAAGAGGTCGGAGAAGTCCGAAAGCTCGCTGATGAACTCATTAGGCAGAACCTCACTGTTAAACAACAACAGCAGCAAACTAGAGATGTTGAGCCTGAAGTAGATTTCTTTGAGAATCCACAGATGGCAGTTCAAAAGACTGTTGATAGTCACCCTGACATCATTGCGGCAAGGCAAGCCATGCTAGAGATGAAAAGGGCGCAAATTCAGCAAAAGTTAGCGCAAGAACATCCTGATTTTGGCGATATTGCTAAAAATGAGGACTTTGCAAATTGGGTTAAATCTAGCCCTGTACGCATTGACTTGTTCAAACGTGCTGATGCAGAATTTGACTATGATTCAGCCAATGAACTGTTATCTACCTACAAAGAACTTCGCTCTGTCAAACAAAAGCAAATGAGTACCGCTGGTGAAGCAACTCGTAAGCAGAATTTGAAAGCAGTTGGAGTTGATGTAGGTGGTTCTGGGGAATCATCAAAGAGGGTTTATCGTAGGGCTGACCTTATTCGGCTGAAAATGCAAGACCCGACTCGTTATGAGGCGCTTTCAGATGAAATCATGCAAGCGTATTCAGAAGGTCGTGTTAAGTAAACTTAACTTATTGGAGATTTAATTATGGCAAATACCGCCTTTTCCCCCACAAATAGTGTAACCACTACATCCGCAGCTAACTTTATTCCAGAAATTTGGAGTGATGAAATTGTTGCCGCCTATAAAAAGAACCTCGTTTTGGCTAATTTGGTCAAGAAGATGTCTTTCAAAGGCAAAAAGGGTGACACCATCAACATTCCTAGCCCAGCTCGTGGCAATGCCTCTTTGAAGGCCGCTACTGATGCCGTGACTTTGATTGCTGAGAGCGACACCAACATTCAAGTGTTGATCAACAAGCACTATGAGTACTCACGTTTGATCGAAGACATCGTTGAAGTTCAAGCCCTGACATCACTGCGTTCTTTCTACACAGAAGACGCTGGTTATGCTTTGGCTAAACGCATCGACACTGACTTAGTTCAATTGGGTCGTGCTTTCAATGGCGCTACAGTTGGTACTGATGACTATGCTACTAGCAACACTACTACCAAAGCCTTTGTTGGCTCTGATGGTACTACTGCTTACAACAGCACATCCTCTAACGCCGCCGCTTTGACTGATGCCGCTATTCGTCGCACCATTCAGCGTTTGGACGACAACGACATTCCTATGGATGGTCGTTTCTTCCTGATTCCTCCTTCAAGCCGTAATACTTTGATGGGTCTGGCTCGTTATACCGAGCAAGCCTTCATTGGTAATGGCGATGCGATCCGCAATGGTGAAATCGGTCAGCTCTACGGCATGGCTGTGTTTGCCTCATCTAACGCTGATACTGCCGCTGGTAACTCTACCACTGATCGTATCTGCTTGATGGGTCATAAAGACTCTATGGTGTTGGTTGAGCAGTTGGGCATCCGTTCACAGACTCAGTACAAGCAAGAGTACCTCGGTACATTGTTTACTGCTGACACACTTTATGGTGTGAAAGCTCTGCGTACTAACGCTACTAGCTCTGCTGCTAACGCTTCTGGTGCTTTTGCCTTGGCAGTACCAGCCTAATTGCAGTTGCGCCCCCTGCCGTAATGGTGGGGGGACTTTTTAAACTTAATTAGGAGAAATATTATGGCAGCAGCAACAGCAGTCACATCCCGCAGGGGTAATGACCAGTTCCGTGGTCTTTTTACAGACACTTGGGACGTTACTTGTACTCTGGATAGTGGCTCAGTATCTACTGGCGCTACCGATACAGATACAGTAACAGTGCCAGGCGTTGCTTTGGGTGATATGGTTCTCGGTATGTCCATTGGCGTATCTGAAGCAGGTTTGGTTCGTAGAGCCTATGTTTCAGCCGCTAACACTGTGACTATCGTTACTTATAACCCAACAGCAGGCTCTGTTAACTTGGCATCTACTACATTGCAACTAATCGTTGCTCGTGCAGTAGTTTAATAAAGGGGGGGCTAATAACCCCCTTTTTCAAAGGATTCTTATGGCTACATTTCGTTGTTTAACAAGCGGTCAAACAGTAACTTTTGTTCATCAGCACGATATTGACAGCATGAAAGGTCATGCAGGATATGTCAGAATTGATGGAGAAGAAAAAGAGTCCTTTGAAAAACCAGTAGTTCTATCACCTCCTACTCCTGTCAAGAAGCTAGGTAGACCAAAGAAAGTAGCAAATGTCTGATATTGATCCACGAGAGTTTGGCAAACTAGAAGCCCAAGTTGAGGCTTTACAGGCAGAAGTTCATGCCATGCGTGAAGACATCAAAGCTCTGTTAGAGATGGCTAACAAGTCTAAAGGTGGTATGTTTGTTGGGATGGCTATTGCATCTGTTGTTGGTGGCATTATTTCGTTTATTGCGACTAAGGTAATAAGATGAACTTGCTTACTGGCGTTGTCTGTCCTATAGCGACACAAGATGTATCGGTTAATCTGAAGAACCGAAATAACGCCTTTAAGAAGTTTGGATATGGCCCGCCCAATCCAGATGAACCAAATGATGCGTTTTGGCTAAAGAAGGCCAAGATGTATAACGCACCTACTGAAAGCATTAAATCAATGCTCTGCGGTAATTGTGCGGCTTTTATCCAGACTCCTAAGATGATGGATTGCATCATTGGTGGACTAGAAAAGGATGAGGGAGAGAATGAGTTGTCCTATGACGAGAATTTCGTTAAAGCCGCAGATCTAGGATATTGCGACTTATTTCAGTTCACCTGTGCCGCCGCAAGAACTTGTGATGCGTGGAAATCAGGTGGCCCTATTACCAAGGAGAAACCATGATGTACGGAAAAACCAAGATGACTAGCTCTAAGATGCCCAAGAAGGCTAAGGGTATGCCTGTGGCTATTATGATTGCTGTTGGTAAGCCTAAAGCCATGCCTGTTCGTGGTAGCCGTACTGCTACTAACATGATGAAGAAATCTGGTCGTAGCAAATGAAAAAGGCAGAAGCCAAGATCTCCAAGGTTATTTCCAATTTCTGCCTTTAATAATGGCATGAATTGTTGAAACACTTACATCAAATGCCTTAGCTAAATCTGTTTTGTTGATAGATTTTTGTTGATATAGAAATCTTATTGCATTAACACTTCGCTCTGTTAGTAATGCTCGACCATTATTTTCATGCCAATGTGTTTTGTGTTTTACAGAATCTAAAGCATTTTGTTGAACTGTTCCATAAGCAAGATTATCAACTCTGTTGTTGTATTTATTTCCATCAAGATGCCTGATAACAAAACCATCAGGTCTGTTACCAATAAATACTTGAGCAACAAGTTTGTGAATGTATAAAGATTTTTGAGGGCCGCCATTTAAAGATTTGACAGATACACTAACATATGGAGTGCGTACATTTAGTTTTCTAATTTGCCTACCATCTGATAGAATTTTTGCAAATTGACCAAAATTGCTAACTTCATAAAATTCTTCATAATCAGGTACTTTTGACCATACTTCAGAAAGTTCTAGCATGAAAACAACCTCGCAACAAAAGAAGAAGATAGCTAAAGTATACCACGAGTACAAGTCTGGTACTCTTCACTCTGGGAAGAAAGGCCCTGTGGTTAAGTCTAAAGACCAAGCCATTGCAATAGCCTTATCTGAAGCCAAGAAAGCTAAAAAGAAATGAAAACTCCTGCTTGGCAAAGAAAAGAAGGAAAATCTCCTTCTGGGGGATTGAATGCCAAGGGAAGAGCATCGTATAATAAAGAAACGGGTGGTGATTTAAAGCCACCAGTCAAGTCAGGCGACAACCCGAGAAGGGCCTCCTTTTTAGCACGTATGGGCAATATGCCTGGCGCTGAGATGAAAGATGGAAAGCCTACTCGACTTCTATTATCTCTTAGAGCTTGGGGCGCATCGTCCAAGGAAGACGCTAAAGCAAAGGCTAAAGCGATCTCTAAGAGGAACAAATGAGACCAGTATCCGTTGGAGTTGAACCTGTAGCTAATACGCTAACTACTGTTTATACAGTTCCTACGGGTTACTACGCCAAATTTACAGTCATGTATATCCACAATATTGGTGGATCGACAAAACACATTACTGTGGTGTGGAAT